CATTGTAAAGGTTTCAAACCTTGGTGATCTAACTAATATATTTGCCATAATTATCTTTTAGTGCCTAACACAATTGCCTTTTCAATGTCTAATTTAAATGCCTTTACTATCTCAACTGGTAAGCGTTTGAAAGCCGAATAGAAAGGCTTTGTGAAAAATAGACTTGGCTTAGTTCCTTTGTTGTAAATACTCCGAGCAATCAAAAATGTCATTGATTTGTAGGATAGGAATTTGCCTGTCTTTTTATCCTTCCATTGTTTAATGGGTTTTTGTTTAATCCATTTACTAATTCCTTTAGTTAAACCTCCTTTTTTACCAGTTCCACTTCCAAACTTAAATGGTGATGTTCTATTATTCGAACTGCTACCTGCACCCCTTACACCTTCATCTACAAAAGCACCATAATCTTCCATTATAAAATCAATCAAAAAAGCACCCTCTTCTTGTCTCGGTTCGTACTTCAAAGAATTGTACAAAGCACCTGTGTCGTTTTTATCACCGTAGGGAGGTTTTCCTTTTGTCAAGTTTGATCTTGATTGTTGGATAACATATTTACCAAATGCATTTAATGCTTTACTTAGTTCTAAATAATCCATCAGCAAATCCAAATGTCGTTGTAAATCGTGATGTTAAAAGTAGCAGTAACACCGGCTAATTCGTTCTCAAACCTTTCTGTGAAAAACTCAAACGTAGCATCACCTTGTACTTGATACATATCTTGAAATAAAGTCCCTCCTCGCATTATCTGAATCAACTTGTTACTTACAGACATTTGTGTGTTTAGAATGTCTTGTGTGTTATCGTTGCCTCTGAACAAGTCTGTGGTTGGTTCTTTACTTTGATCAACAATATCCATTGAAAGAATAGAAACATTGAAGGTATATGTTGCACTTCCGTTGTTGTCGCTTTGTGTCACACTGTTAATTAAGATATGTGACAAGGGGAAGATATCCTGTTTTTCGAGATTGATTTTTGATATGTCACCAGTGGTAACTGTTTTACAATTCTCATCTAAAAGCAATTGATCTTCTAGTGTTTTGGTTACTTGATAAAAACCTCTTATTCCTTGGCTCATCTTCTTTGCTTATTTTTTATTTGTTGTGCTTCTGCTTCGTTCTTTTCTTTCATAAATGTTAACATCGTTAAACACTTATCTAGTTCAAGGGAAGTGATACTTTCAAATCTTTCAATATCTCCTTGAGAGAGTGCATAGATGCTTGAATACCATCCCCACTTTTTTCCAAATCCTGCTGAAATTGTGGTTGTTTCTCCATTTCCTCCTGTAAATAATTGCTCGTAACGTTCAGTAACTCCAAGCCTAAACTTTGAAAAAAAAAAAGAGAACCAAGAACTGCATCTAATTTTATCTGCTTCATTATCTCTTTTGTGTCAATGTCATATTCTGCAATAGAATACTTACCTGCTGCCTTGTTTGTTATCGGACGATACAACACATTCATTGCCCTATGTAAATCTTGTTCTGATGGTAAAAAAGAATCTAAATCAATGTATTCACCAAAAGAAATTTCTTGTAAATTTGGAATAAATCCATACTCTACACCACCCATTTTAAAAGTAGTTACAAGTTCGGGTTTTTCTTGAAAGGTTTTTGTCAGTACTTCGATGATCTTTTCAACATCTGAAAATTTGATGTTTCTGCAATCTTTATAATCAACATTACAAAAGATTTCAATCATCTTTAGCTGAAGAACATATTCATCTTCTTTGTTAATCTCTTGAACTTTCAAAAATCTTTGATATTGTTCTAGGGTAATTTCAGATAGACTCGGTACAGTTACACTTGCTTTCATAAATATATAACGCAAAACAGAAGTGATTTTTAAACACAAAAAAAGGGCAGCCATTTCTGACTACCCCAATTAACCAACTAAACAAAAGTTTTAAATATCTATCAACTTCTCTGCGTTGTCAAATCTTCGCTCTGCTTGTTGCGCCCTCATGCACCACTTGTTCCTTTCTAATTTGTACTCTTCGACTATCTTATCCTTTGCTTGTGCATCGTGCTTTAAACGTGCTACATAAAATGTCATCTCTTGAAGAGCAGTCATTACTGATCTTATTTCTTCATTGCCGGGTTTGATCTTATGCCATTTCCTAAGAATGCTAGAACAAAGATGTGCATTGTTCCAATATTCTGCATCGTGTGTATTTTGTATCTTATCCATGTGGGTGAATTTTAACTTCTAAAACTGGTACTATTATATTCTCAAGTTGATGATTTGTAATACAATCTTCATCATTAAAGTAAGCGCAACAATCATCAATTTCAAAAAAATATCTGTATGTTCCCGGCTCTTGATGATCATAAGTCTCGTATGGCTCACTAAGTGTTTCACGAATACACAACACACTTGCAAATATCTCTAAGTCATGCACAAACCAATTTACTTCTTGTCTGTGTACCTCTGAATCCATCATGTCAATATAGGCTATATCTATATCGTGTATAATTTCTTTTAGTTCTATGTCTGTAAATAAAGGCTTCATTGTTTCCATTTTGTTTGTTTGTTTGTTAATCATATATGCAAGGTAATATAAATAACTTATAAAACAAAAACTTTATTAAATAGTTTTATCTAACATGATATTTTCCCCTATTTGGGTTTTGTAATTGATAGGTAACCGAGTACCTAAGTGCATCAAGAAGGTGATTGTGGGAATCTTGTGGAGTTTTTGATTTACGTTCTAGCCAACAATAGTTATTCAATTCTTTAATCAGATTAACCGAATCTTCAGATACTATTAAATCATAATCTTGAATCAAGGATATTCCATAGGTAATTGAACCTTGCCCCTTGACAGATGCAACTATTTTACTTCCCTTAGATTTTAGTTCATTTATTAATCTAGGCTCTGCACTATCCCCTATTATTAAAGCATCACCTGCGTGTTTTAAATTCAGTTCAGCAATCTGTGATGTAGTTAGGTGTTTGATATAAAAACATTCCCTTAGATAGATGATTTTATTTGTTGTGTCAATATTGGTTTCAATTAGCGTAGATTCATCTGATGCAAATCCATAATCTTGTCCAAACACAGAAACCCCTACCTTTTTAAATTCTCCTATTTTCCAATTATCGAAAATTACACCTTCGGCTTTATCTAACCATCCCCCAAGGATTTGATGCTTGTATTTATTTGGGCGTCTTACCCTAATATTGTCTATTTGTGATAGGTAGCTTTCTGAAAGGTTTTGAATGTTGTCTAAGTAGGTTGTGTGGATGTATGTCACATCTTCTTTACTTGTGTTTAAACCCTCTTGCATTCCTTTGTCTTGAAAGAACCTTTGGTAAATCCAGTGTTCTTTTGTGGTTGGGTTTAAGATTAAGATAATTCTATTGGTTTGCGTTTGCGATCTAACCGATAAATCTATTTTATCAAATGTGTCTTCATTGGTTAATTCTTCAGCCTCATCCAATACAAAGGTTGTAACACCTTGTAGTGATTTAAGATTTGCAGTTTGATCACCCGATGATGTTTTTATTCCTTTGAAGATAATCTTGCTGCCGGATATTTTGTTTTGAATCTCATCCTTTGTGATTTGGAAATGATCAAAGATATTCAGCAGTTCTAGTTTTTCGATAAACTCCGGAATTATAGAAACATAAGCAGATGTTAAGGTGTATCTACTGAAAAGGATAACGTGTCCTTTCTCATAAGTTAAAAGGCACAACATCAGATTAATGGAAAAGGATTTACCGCTACCTCTTCCACCTGTTACAATAAAGTATCTAGAATCTGCTTTTGATATTGGTGAATATTTGGGGTTAACCTTAATCACCAAATTGAATCAAATCTTTAAAGTTGATATTCAAACCTTCTGTTGCTGAGATGTCAATCTTTTCTTTTGGCTTTCCGTATCTGTAATTGAAGTATAACGTCAATGCTCTTGAATCTCCTTTAAGACACATCTCACCCAGTTTCATTACCACCTTGTCACTATCAATTAAAGCATCTAGTTTTTCAATTAACTTTTCTTCATCTGCTTTCTTTGGGCGTCCTGCCCCTTCTCTTATCCCTCCGTTTTTTTGTCTTCCATCCATCTGATTTATTTTTGTTTATTCAATCCTATTTGTAATATCACTTATTTTTATACTCCAACAATCTGATCTAATTATAAAATTATTATTTTTGTGTAATATGTCTTTTTCACCTTTCTTGCAAAACACTGCTTTCTTAAAAAAATCTTCTCTTGACATATAACCCAAAAGCCAACCCCTTTTTAAAAAATTATGCACCATTGTAAAATAATAATAGTTACAATTTTGAGTTGCATTTGATGCTGCAACACTTACAATATAATTTTCTTTTGGAGGATATTTTATTTTTTTAGTTTTAACCTCAACAGTAAAACCATTTAAAATCAAATCATAATTAAAACTAGATTCATCTATTACTTTGGCTTTGTTCTTATAATAATTCAAAACCATTACTTCACCAAGCGCACCATATATTTCGCTTTCACCTTTAGTAATTGAGTTTTTTAAATTATTAAACTCATAACGGGTTGTGGCTTTTTTTAAATCTTCATCATTAATTATAATCTGATGCATTACTATCCCACCTCTGTGTTTTCAATTATAAAATCCTTTGTTCTTCTGATCATGTAATTCTGATCTTTCTTTGTTTTGAAATTTCTAGGTATCTGAACCCATATTTTAGTGGGATCATCTTCTGTGAATAAATTTCTTAGTGACTTCCTTACTGAACTAACTAACTTTTTCATATTTCTGTATTATTTTCCTTAAATTTTTAACTTTATTCTCTAACATATGAATCTTGTCAAGCGTATCAAGATCAACTGGTGCAAAGTTAAATTGTTTTTCTAACTCTTCTAATTTGGGATTTTCATCCTTGTAAAGTTGATAGTAATGATGTGAATGTATAATAGTTGCGTGTGTTATACTTTTGTCATTTGCTTTAAAAAACAGTGCTATATTCATCCATCTAAGATTCATCTTTTCTCTAAGCAAGTAAATGAGTAGTGAACGGTAATGAATCACTTCTTTTTTCCTACTATCTTCAAAAACATTTACTTTAGTTTTCTTTACTATTCTGTCGCTAATTTCTTGTGCCGTCATTTTAAATATCTTTTAACCTCTTTCCAAAATTCTACTTGATACCTGTAAGGTAATCCCCACTTAAAGATTTCATCTATAAGAATCAAAACCCCCTTCTTTGCAGAATCTTCATCAACACCACATTCACTTATGTATCTGCTGATTAATTTCTGTGCTTGATCACTTGCGTTTTTTTCTCTTTCTGTCATTTTTTATTAGATTAACTAATTAATTGTTTCATTTTATTAACACTTAAATGTGCTAAATAATCTTTATCTGCTTTACTC